GGAGCGGCTTCCGGCAAAGGGTGCGGCCGAAGAGAAAGCCGCGACGCGTGTCGCGGCTGGGAGCAAGGCGTGATGAACGCCTCACTCGTCGAGGTTCGGGAGCGGGCCGTCGGTCGCTTCGTCCCATTCAAGGGCGTAGCGCTCGGCGATGTCCTCGAGGTCGTGCTCGTTGAGGTAGTCGGCGGTCTTCCGCTCTTGGCAGGCCGCGACGGCTCGGGCGAGGTCCGTCCACTCCTCGATCGTGACCATCCGGTCCTGCCGCGCTCCGAGCAGGTAGAGCGCGGCCTGCAGCACGGCCTCGAGTTGGGCTTGGGTCGGCGCGGGCTGCGGGGCGGGGGTGGCGCTCATGGTTCAGGCTCCCCTCCCCGCGACGAACACGCCGCGTTCGTGCTTCTTGAATCGGGCGGCGGTGCCCTTGGCGGCGATCTCGCGGATGATCGCGGCGTAGAGCGTGGCCTCGGGCGTCTTCCCGCCGGGGCTCGTCCAGAGTTTCTTGGCCTCCATCGCCGCGATCATCTCCTTGGCCCGCATCGGAACCTCGCTCGCGGCGAGCACCTGCGCCGCCGCGTCGAGGGCGCTGACTCGCTTGGCCTTCGGTTCCTTCGCGGGCTTCGGGGCCTTGGGCGTCTTGGGGGCCTTGGCTTTCTTGCCCTTGGCGGCCGCATCGACGGCCGCGTTGTTGGCGACCTCCTTCGCGGTGGGGACCTCGTGGTCCTGCTTCCCGCCCGCCCCCCCGTTCAGCCGGTCGCTGATCTCTGCGAGCGCCGCCTTGCGGAGGCGTTCGGTCTTCGTGGACGCCTTGGCGGGTGGGGCGGTCTTCGCCGCCTTGCGTGCCTTCCACGCGTCGTTCATTTCGTTCTTGACCTTGCCCATGTTCTTGATCGTGCCTTTGCGAGCCATGTGAAACTCCTTCTGTCTGGTGCGGAATCCCGTCGCACGCTGCGGCGGGGAAGCGTGGCCGTCGCGGTTTCCCGCGACGCCGCGTGGTGCGCGTCAGCAGCCCGCGACGCGCTCCATCTCGTTCATCACGTCGTGGACCATCGAGTTGGTGGCGGCGGCCCGGCCCCGGCGGTCGGTCCCGTAGACCACCTTGGCGACCTCGGCGGCCTTGGCGTAGCGGCTCTCCCGGTTCTCGTCGCGGGCGATGTGCGCGATGCAAATGTCCTGCCTGCCCGCGTGCCGCGTGTTCTGCTCGATGGTCACTTCCGCACCGCGCTCGGTGCGGCGGATGCTGATGTCTTGGTCGATGCCCTCGATCACGATCGTCTTGATGGTCATGGCGTTGCTCCTTGCGGTTGGTGGTTCTGTTCACTCGGCGTCGTTCAGAAAGGCCTCGACGTGCTCGGGGTCCATGTTGCTGAGGAACCCGACCAGATCGATCAGGTCGCTGCGGACCTTCCCGAGGCTTCCCGCGAAGCCCCAGTTGCGTGGGTCGGCCTTCGCGCCCTCGGCGTGCTTGTCGAGTTCCATCTGCAGCACGTCGAGCAGGCGGGCGATGTCGTTGCGGCGTGCGGCGTAGGTCTCGGCGGCGGTCGGTTCGGGCTTGGTGGTCTTGTTGGTGGTGCGCTTCGTCATGGTCGTGCTCCTTGGCGTGGGGGGGGTTGGTGGTCTCTGGTAAACAGCGAAGCCCGCATTACGCGGGCTTCAGGTCGTCGGGTGGTTGTCGTTCTTGCGGTCCCAACTCGTCGTGTCTTTCGGCTGGCCGACCGCCCGGAGGTAGTCGACCAACTCGTCGGCGGCCCAGGTGTCGCCATCGATCGCGTCGTGCTCGTTGGGTGCGTCGGTATCGCGGTCGATCTCGAAGAGGCGGAAGCCGCCGAGCGACCCGGGGCGTGGTCCCCAGTGCCCGTCGAGGTGGCGGCCGCGTCCGGCGGGGACCGTCGCGATGTTCCAAGTGCGCCCGTCGGGCGTGTGGATCTCGATGGCGGGGATGTGGAACCCGCTCTTGGCCAGGGTCTTGGCGAGGTCGAGCGTGGTCTTCGTGGTCGCGTTCATGTTCGTGGTCTCCGTCGCGTGCGGGGGGTGCGTTGTTCCCGCTCGCGTATGACACACATTGGCCGGCTGATGGGGAACAGGCAAGGCATTAAGCGCTCATTTCTCAATGATTCTGCGACATGTGGGCAACTGCGTCCGCGATGTGGGCAACTGTGCGCGGGAGGTCCGCGATGACTCCCGAACACGCGCCTAGTTCCGGGCCACCAGCGGGCGGACAGGGAATGTCCCGGCTGAACCCTGCGGCGATGGCGGTGGCCGACGCCGCTCGCGTGCTCACGCGGCTGGGCGGCAAGCCGGTCACCGAAGACATGCTCGAGGCCGACATTGATGCGGGCGCGCCGACGAACGCGGACGGCAGCGTGAACCTCGTGCACTACGCGGCATGGCTCGTCAAGGACATGGCCACCCGCAGCGGAACCGGAGGTGCCGGTGGCGATTGACCCGCGCAAACTCAAGCCCGGCGAACTCGCGCGGTTGCTCAACAGCACGCTGCTGGGCGAGGTGATCAGCGAGCGTCAGCTCCACCGGCATCGCACTCGCGCGGGCTTCCGCGTTGCTGCTGATGGGGACGCGGGCAAGGTAGATCTCTTCCGGTACGTCGCGTGGCTCGTGATCACGCGGCACGAGGCGATTGCGGAAGCCGCTCGCGAGCCCGAGGGCCTCACCGGCTACGAGGCGATGAAGGAGCGTGCCCGGCTCCGCAACGCGATGCTCTCACTCTCGGGGCGCGACATCGGCGATCTGCCGCCGGTTGCTGACGCTGGTCGCAAGCAGAAAGCCGCGCGAGACTTCCGATACTTCTGCGAGGCGTACTTCCCGCAGACGTTCCACCTCAAGTGGTCGGACGATCACCTCAAGGTCATCGGCAAGATCGAGCAGGCGGTGCTCGAGGGCGGTCTGTTTGCGATGGCGATGCCGCGCGGCTCGGGCAAGACCTCGCTCTGCGAGACCGCGTGCCTGTGGGCGCTTGTGTACGGGCACCGCGACTTCGTGGCGCTCGTCGGGTCTGACGAAGAGCACGCGGCCGACATGCTCGAATCGATCAAGGTCGAGCTGGAAAGCAACGAGATCTTGGCCGGCGACTTCCCGGAGGTCTGCCACCCGATCCGTTCGCTGGAGGGCATTCACCAGCGGGCCTCAGGGCAGCTCTTCCAAGGCAAGCAGACGCACATCGGCTGGACCGCCCGCGAGGTGGTCTTGCCGACCATCGCGGGGTCCGACGGATCGGGTGCCATTATCCGCGTCGCGGGGATCACCGGCCGCATCCGCGGTATGAAGCACAAGCGGGCGGACGGCACATCGTCGCGTCCGTCGCTGGTGCTCATCGACGATCCGCAGACCGACGAGAGCGCCCGCTCGCCGTCGCAGTGCGCCAACCGAGAGCGAATCCTCGCCGGCGCGATTCTGGGCCTGGCCGGGCCCGGCAAGAAGATCGCGGGACTCATGACGCTGACGGTGGTGCGGCCCGACGACCTGGCCGACCGCATCCTGGACCGCGACCAACACCCGCAGTGGCAGGGCGAGCGGACCAAGATGGTGTACGCCTTCCCGACGAGAGATGCTCTGTGGCAGCGGTACGCCGAGCTCCGCGCCGACGGGTTCAGGAACGATCGCGGCATCGCCGAGGCCACGGCGTTCTACAAGCAGCACCGCACCGCGATGGACGAGGGGGCCGCAATCGCATGGCCGGAGCGGTTCAACCACGACGAACTGTCGGCGATCCAGCACGCGATGAACCTCAAGCTGCAGGACGAGGCCGCGTTCTTCGCTGAGTACCAGAACGAGCCGCTGCCCGAGATCCAGTCTATTGACGACCTGCTCACCCCCGACCAGATCGCGGCGAAGCTCAACGGCCATGCTCGGGCGGAGATCCCGCTGGGGTGCTCGCGGCTGACGATGTTCATCGACATTCAGGGCAAGGCGCTGTTCTACCTCGTGGCCGCCTGGGAGGACGACTTCACGGGCTACGTCATTGACTATGGCACCGAGCCCGACCAGAAGCAGGGGTACTTCACGCTCCGCGACATGCGCCGTACGCTCGGGGCCGAGTCGCCCCGTGCCGGCGTTGAGGGGGCGATCTACGCGGGCCTCGAGCGTTTGGCCGAAACGCACTTGGCCCGCGAGTGGCGGCGGGACGACGGGGCGATGGTCAGGATCGATCGCTGCGTCATCGACGCGAACTGGGGCTCGTCGACTGACGTGGTGTACCAGTTCTGCCGCCAGAGCCCGCACGCGGGCGTGCTCATTCCGAGTCACGGCCGGTACGTGGGCGCGAGCAGCATCCCCTTCAGCGATTACAAGCGCAAGCGGGGCGAGCGGATCGGCCTCAACTGGCGAGTGCCCGTGGTGACGGGCAAGCGGAGCGTTCGGCACGTTCTCTTCGACACGAACTACTGGAAGTCGTTCGTGCACGCACGCCTGGCGGTACCGATGGGCGATCCCGGGTGCCTGTCGCTCTTTGGGAGCAGGCCCGAGCCGCACCGTCTGCTGGCCGAGCATCTCTGCAGCGAGTACCGCGTGAAGACGGAGGGCCGGGGACGCACGGTCGACGAGTGGAAGCTGAGGGTCGAAGGCCTCGACAACCACTGGCTGGACTGCTTGGTCGGCACCGCCGTCGCGGCGTCGATGCACGGCGCTGTGCTGTTCGGCACCGATCACAAGGTCGTCGCGCGGCCCCGGCTGAAGCTCTCGGAGCTGCGGGGGAAGACCTCATGAACCCACGCCCCGCACAAAAGCCCGTCACGCCGGGTTCGCCCAAGGGCATCTGCTGCCCCGCGTGCGGGTGCAGGCATTTCGAGGTGCTCTACACCCGCGCAACACCCGCGGGCACGATCCGCCGCCGCCGCCAGTGCCGCCACTGCGGGCGTCGGATCACCACGTCCGAGCGGGTTGGGGCATGAACATCCGGTCAGGTTCTACCGGTGGAACGAACTTGCACATTCTGGACGCATGATTCGGGATTGCGGCGTGCGACGGGTTAGGTGCTCTATGGAGGCACAACGCCCATGCCCGATCCCTCGCCCACTTCCGATCTTGAACAGGCCGTCCGCGAGAACGCGGTCCAGCCCGCGAAGGCGTCGGTGGACGGCCAGTCCGTCGAGCAGCAGCCGCTGAAGGACCAACTCGATGCCGTCCGCTTCTTCGCGTCCAAGGACGCCGCGAAGAAGCCCGGCCTCGGGATCAAGTTCGCCAAGCTCGTTCCGCCCGGTTCCGCCTGACCCCGCTCCCCCATGCTCAAGACCATCGCCAACATCCTGAGCCGGGCCACGCGGGGAATCACTCCCAGCGATCTCTCCCCCTCCTCCGCACCCGCGCGAGGCTCGCATGGACGCGGGCCGCGCTCGGGAAGCGGAGCCCGCCGCCTTGTCGTTGCCAAGTTCGACTCGGCCAAAACGACGCCGGAGAACCGCAAGCACTGGGCGAATGCCGACGGTCTCTCGCCCAACGCCGCGATCAACCCGGAGGTTCGGCGCGTCCTCCGCAACCGCGCCCGTTACGAGGTCGCCAACAACTCCTACGCCAAGGGCATCGTCCTCACGCTCGCCAACGACACCATCGGCACCGGTCCCCGGCTGCAGATGCTGTCCGACGACCCTGAGGCCAACGCCCGCATCGAGGATGCGTTCGAACAGTGGTCGCGTGCGGTCGATCTTCCCGGCAAGCTCCGCACCATGCGGATGGCGCGTGCCGAGACCGGCGAGGCGTTCGCGCTGCTGGTGAATAACCCCGGCGTGGCGTCGCCCGTGTCCTTGGATCTCAAGCTGATCGAGGCCGATCAGGTCTGTACGCCGCTGCTCCAGCGTGGACGCACCGATGAGATCGACGGCATCCTCCTGGACCAGTGGGGCAACCCCTCCGCCTACCGCGTGCTCAAACGCCACCCAGGCGACAGCAGTTTCCTGCGTGCCCTGAGCGCTCCGATCGACGACCTGTTCGCCTACGACACCCTGCCCGCCGCTTCGGTCGTGCACTACTTCCGCGCAGACCGGCCCGGCCAACTCCGCGGCATCCCGGACATCACGCCGGCGCTCCCGCTCTTTGCACAGCTACGCCGGTACACGCTCGCGACCATCGCGGCCGCCGAGACCGCCGCCAACTTCGCCGCCGTCATCTACACCGACAGCCCCGCCAACGGCGAGGCGGATCCGCTTGAGCCGATGGACGAGGTCGAACTCGAACAGCGTCTCGCCACCGTGCTCCCCGGCGGATGGAAGCTGGGGCAGGTCCACGCCGAGCAGCCGACGACGACGTTTGGCGAGTTCAAGCGCGAGGTGCTCAACGAGATCGCCCGTTGCCTGAACATGCCGTTCAACGTCGCGGCGGGGAACTCGTCGGGGTACAACTACGCCAGCGGTCGCCTGGACCACCAGGTGTACTTCAAGAGCATCCGCGTTGAGCAGCACCACCTGCAGCTCGCCGTGCTCGACCGCATCCT